TTTCAGACGGCCTTTTTATCCCCAACAAACATTAAAGAAATACAAAATTAAACCAAAACATATTGTACGCCGTATTTCTTTTCTGTCAATATCAAAAATCCCAAATAATTCCGAACTCTTGCGCGGCCCAGGACTGTATTCGGTTCTGATAGTCCGACATTTCCGCTGTATTAAGCGTTGTCGTACTTATCGGCGTTTTGACTTCTGTTCCGTCGGGCATGGCTTTAATATCAAAGCCAAGTAACACGCCTTTGCAATACTCATGCCACGTTTCAGCACTGTACCGCCTGCCGTTCACCCATGCATTATCTGCCAACTTTGCGTAGATTTTCCACAATCTGCGGTTCTGCTCAGCGCTTCGCTTAGATTTGCGCGGGCGGATCGTGATTTCAAGATTTCCGTTTTCGAACCATCCGTTCAGATTATCCCAAATAATTTTCATCACAGCCTGCGCATTTTGCGGCGTTATCGTGAATTTCTGCTCATTCATTTTACCGACCAACTCTGAAGTTTTTCGCAAACATTATAGCGAATACCGCGAAACCTACGAATAATCCTAGTAAAATCAACAGAGTAGCAATCAAAATATTCATTCATAAACCCCTAATAATTCATTAACTTGCGCTAAAAGTTCACGCTCTGTCCCGTAAATGGATTCGAACGTGCGCGGCGCGGCGTGGAATGCAACACCGACGCCGCCGGTCCGGTGATGAGCAGGGCAAAGCGGGATAGTCTCAAAATGACTATTCCGCCGACCCATGCCTGCACCGTTGCGGATGTGATGAACCTCCGCCGGTATATCGTAGCGACCTTGATTTCGGCACACGATACAGCCAATTTCCGCTACGCGGCGCAGATGGTCTTTCTCTTCTTTGCTAGATGATTTCATTTCGCCGCCTTTTCAATTATCTGAACAATAAGGAAAAGACCGAATGTCAGATTCAAAAAACCTGTAATGAAAAATTCAAGACGATCAACACCTTCGCGCTCCATCATGATAGATGCACGAATGAATTTATATGCGAAAAATAAACTTAAAATAATCCAAAAAATTTTAATAACAATCATTTCAAAATTCCTCAACTTTCCAGCCACCACCGTTCTTTTTCGATTCTGCTTTGATTGCAATGAACCGGAACGGGAATTTATCGGCTGCCACTTTGATTTTCACGCGCGCATCATCCTGCCAAAACCCCTTAACTTCGTGCATTTCCATTTCACCGTCTGCGCGCATAACAGCAAAATCAGGCGTATAGAACGTGTTATCTGCGAGCCGAAGTTTCACGCTCTCGAACTCATACCACAGAACAGACCCCTGCTGCTTCAACTCTTCAAGATGCGCAGCGTAGGCGGCCTCTGTCTTGTTCATCTGACCAGTTTTCAGACGACCCAGCGCGTACATCCGTTTTTTCGCCACTGCTGTCATTTCCGCCGTCCTTTCGCCTTGTTTCTCACGCTGACGGACCTCAGATTTGCACGCAGACGAGCAATTTCAGATCGCAGTGCGATGACCGTATCGCTCGTTTGCTGATAGACCTGCTGCCGTAGCTTCTTATTCTCTGCTTCAAGCTCTTCGATTTTTGCATACGCACCTTCCAACCATACTCGATTAACGCCGACTACCGAATCCATTTCTGTTTTCAGGACACCGCCCAATTTTCGAATAATTAATTTACGCATTTCGTATTTCCTTTAAATTTGCGATTTAACGCGATTTTCTACCTAAGGTAGCTAATGGTATTGTCGGATAATTTAACCCGCCTTCCTGCTTAAATTTACCCACCTACTGACGATTTTTGATTACTCCGCCAAACTTCAAACATCAATTTCCGTTTTTCCATCGTTTCAGGCGAGGCATTTTCGAACTTCTGCTTGTCGCATTCATAGCCGCCGAAATAGTACTTGTGCTTTTCTTCAACCGTCCGCGCTTTTATGCATTTTGCGAAGCCGCGCATCTCGGATTTTGACGGCGTTCGAAAATCTGCATGTACGCAGTGATAACATGTTTGCTTCATACTCGGCGTCTCCGTGTTTCAACTTCATCTTCTTCTGGCGCCCAGTTGATGTCCGGCTCGTCTTCGAAGCGCATGTACTTGCCGTTCCAGCCGCAGACAACAGTACCAGTTTCGCCGTCGCGATTCTTGCCGACGATGAACTCCGCTAAACTCGGATTGACCTGCTTATCGTAGTAGCTTTCGCGGTGCGGCATGATGATGATGTTTGCGTCTTGCTCAATCGCTCCGCTGCCGCGTATGTCTGAAATTGTCGGGCGCTTGTCGTTCTGCTTAACAACTTCACGATTTAACTGAGCAACCAGCAGGACGGGAATGTTCAGCTCTACAGCAAGGTTTTTCAGCGCACGTGTGATATTGCCAAGCTCGATAGCTTCGTTTGAAGTTCCTGCGCGCGGCATAATGTGCAGGTGGTCAATCACAAGCAAGTCGAGGCCGGTTGTCATTTTCTTTTCTTTCGCAAGGAAGCAAAGCTCGGTTACTGACAGCAATTCGCTACTAACTTCAAGTTTCCATTTCTGCGCCTTGTTCACATAAATCGACATGTTTTCGTAGTCGGTTCCAGTCAGACGGCCTGTTTTCAAACTCTGCATGTTGATGCCGCACTCTGCCGCCATTCCGCGGCGGGCTAATTCAAGCGCGCTCATCTCGTAGCTATGATAGTGAACAATCTTCCCTTGATTCACTGCGTAGCGTGCGATGTTCTCCGCGAGAACCGTTTTCCCCATCGACGGACGGGCGGCAATCAGAATCAAGTTTCCATTCGGTAGCCCGCCGGTAATCTCGTCGAGCTTCGGAAATCCAGTCGGGATACCGAACCTCACTCCCTCTAACCGCTGGTCTAAGTCATGAATCAGCGCTTCTATCGTCTCGGTGAATGTCTTTTTCGGAGCCTTGATTGCTTCTTTACCAATTTCCGACAGCTTACCAGCGGCGGCATTCAACTTGTCGGCGACGTTTTGGCCGTCTTTCGCCAGCGCGATTTTCTCAATCGCAGCAGACGCCCTCAACAAGCCGCGCTCAATGTATCGGTCGTTCACAATTTTTGCGTGGCGCGCGATGTTTGCAGCGGACGGCGTGTTCTGTTGAAGCTCAATCAAGTACGACAGGCCGCCTGCGTTTTTAGATTCGCCGCGCGCTTCGAGTTTGTCATTCAGCGTAATCAAGTCTATCGGCTCGTTTGCGGCTGACATGTCCAGCATCGCACGGAAAATAATCCGATGTTGCGTCTGATAGAACTTATCCGGCGTCAATTCCGCGCATTTTACAATCGCAGGTGACTCAATCAGAATTGCGCCCAATACTGTTTGCTCTGCTTCTAAGCTGGTCAGTGATTCAACAGCCAGCATTTCATCAATATCGTTCATAACTTCATCCCCTTAATCTTCGTACACCCGTTTTTCCATCTCGGCGGGTCGCAATAGTGTTTCAAAATCAGGCTTCCAGTTTTCATGGCCTTTGCTCCGTGGCTGCTGCCCGTTGATGAACGGGTCTTCAAGGCATTTCATGAAGTACGCTTCAAACCACTGAATCAGATGTTTCGCAGAAACCTTTTCGCCATCGATAAGGCCGTCTGAATCTACCCAGCCTGTCATTACGCGGTCCTTAGCGATTGCCCATGCCGCTGGAATCAGGCGTTTCCGTTTCTTGTTTGCTGCCACTGACTTCAAGCTGACTTTGCGAACCGCAGGGCAGTCTGCGAAAACTCTGTTGAACACTTCTGCTACAGCGCGGAACCGTTTTTCATTTCCTTCGTCGGCGGCGGGCGGAACATTTGAATCTTTGTTTCTTCCCGAACTGTTCCCGTCAGTTCCTCTTTCGTTGTTTGTCTTCAGTGAATGATTACCTGCTTGCTCTGTCTGTTGCTCAGAATCAAAAAGATTTCCATCGCTGCCGGTTGTCGTTGCGTCAGCATCGACGAAACTGTGATGTTCAGCAATCTGTGTTTTTCCACTCGAATCGACGAATATATTATTATTCTGTAGTAATCTATTGTTGTAATCTTTTGTTCTTATAACGGCTGTTGATTCCTCACTTCCCGAATGTTGATTTTGAAGTTCGGGAATGTTGATACTGCATTTCGGGAATGTTGATTCCTCACTTCCCGAATGTTTAATCATGAGTTCGTCAAATGCGTTTAAGTCCAACTTGTAATAAATTCGGTGCTCGATTCTCTTCTCGGTCTCAATCAAAACGCCTCGCTCTCTGAGTTTTGCTCTTGCTGTTCTTTGTTCCTGCACTGACAAACCGGTCTCAAATTCTATTTCGTCAGCAGTCTTGTATACTCCCATCGGATTTTCTGTTTTATCATCCCAGTAAAAAAAATGACCAAACAAAATTGCCGCATTCACGCCACCAAGGGGCTTAGCCAATTTAGGGTAATACGCTATTGGCCGGCCTGCTATTTTTAAGCTATCAGACATTCTCATCATCACCCCTTTCTACTTTCTCAATCCACTTATCTAACGCTTCACGCGCCTTGCTAACGTCTTCGGCTTGCATATAAGCCAACACCAGCATTCTCAATTCGTACAGCCTTTGATTTCGGTTCATAGCTCAACCCCACTTTTAGCGATTGAGTAATGCGCGACCGGATTCTTGCAGTCCCCGACCTTGAATCTTGGCCGGTTGAATACAAAGCCACGGCTTTCTAAGTCTGTGATTCGCGCTCCAAGCTGAGTAATCCCCAGGTGCTTGTATGCTTCAAGCGACGTTATGTGTCCGTTTTCGCGGATATATGCAATAATTTTCTTGCATTGTGTTTCATTTTGGTTCATAATTAACTCCGTTGTGATTAACCTCTTTCATGACATATCTCCCTTATCACTCCAATTTCCCGCCATCCGGCGGGATTTTTTTTACCCAAAGTTCATGACTTACATTTCTTGAAATTTGGGTATGGTTTCACTTCATATGCGGACACCGAGCCGTCTTCATGCTTGATAATCCGAATATCCCTACCCTTGATTAATGCAAGACTGATATTGCCCTGAGACGCCCCAATCAGCTTTGCCGCTTCTTTCTGTCCAATATCTCTAACTAAATCACTCAATAAAATCCATTCATCTAATTTTAAAACTTCACACGGCCTTTTAAACTTCTTCGGCTTCCGTTGATAATTCTGGCTTGAACCTTTTAATTTCATATGCACTGGTAGTTCCATCTTTTTCCTCGATATAAATGTCTCTGTTTTTTGCGACTGCCTGACTAACCGCACCTTGCGTTATGCCAAGAATCACCGCTGCTCTTGCTTGTCCGTTTTCGCGGACGTACTCACTTAAACTAAAAATCTTCATTAGCACCTCCTGAAATTGAATTATAGCAGGATGGGTATTTAAAATCAATGATAAATTAATTCTGCTATTATATCTACACTGTAGGCTTGTTGTATTTTAATTTATATTGAAATCATAAGGATAAGCAAATAATCAAAAAAAAAAATGAAAATAGCTCTTGCGTTAAAAAATTAGATTTGCTAATATTCACACATCGAAGCAGAGAACGAACTGAAACAAGTCAGGTAACTTAAATCTGCACCGCTCTTTAAAAATCAGGAATCGCAGCAACCGCCCTTCGGAGACTGAAATTCAGTCAGGCGTAGACATGGATAGGCATGGGGGAAGACGGACAAATGGTTGCTGGCAGGCGGGTGGCCAAAAAGAAAACGACCCGCAACGCAAATAGCATACCGCTTTGAAAGACAGGCGGCTTAATCAAGGGCTTGGGCGAGCTACCGCCAACGCGAAGGCACGGGTCGAAATCGACGGGTCAACGGCACGCGGAAACGGTAAACCCCCCGGTAAACCCCGACCCCTTGATTAAGAAAGGAAGGTTAATATGATTGACATCAAAGAGCGTGTGCCGAATTTGGCGAAGTGGGTAAAGGGTGAATTTGAAAGCATGGTGGATTTTGACTTCCCGAACGAACAACTATATCGCGACACGCTAGAGACTATAAAGATGGCAGGCGGCGAAGTGAAGATGTCGGAAGGAAATACAGATTTCTATCTGTTCTCAGACGGCACTAAACTGAAACTGACTTCATCTTCGGTTATTGAATGCTAGGTTATGAGGTTATCGAATGAGCGGAATTGGATATTTATTCCCTGATTGGGGGATGGCGGCCTACTACGCGCAGGAGGATGCGAAGCAGAGGCTGGAAGAGTACCAGGAATACTTAGACAGCCAAGAGCGAGAAATCTACGAGCAGAACAAAGAGAGCGTGCTACTTTTCGTAGCGCAACAAGCGAATCAGTACCGCCTCGGACTTGAAGATGCCGGTATCGATGATTACGACCTGCAAGGATGGCGTGAGTTCTTAGCCGACGGCGCGGCACTGGAAAGTGATAAAATCATGCGGGCTGTAACGTGGGCCATCAAATACGGCAAAGATTTCACATTCTGCGACGAAATCGACGGACTGGCGGACAAATGGATTGCGCATCAACAATCTGAAATTCAATCAGAATTTTTGGAGTGTAGAGATGTTTTTCTCTAGATTCATGCAAAGACGAAAACTGAAAGCAGTTGCGAATCAGTTGGAGCAGATTATATCTGAGCAAATTTTAATCACGGCGCGCATCAATGCATTGATGGCGAAATTTAAATTAGGAAGGTTTGGGAAATGAAAGCATTAGTCATGGAAGTGTTTAGCGATATTTGGTATAAGTATAGTTTTGGGCTTGGACTATACTGCGGGACTTTGATGTTCTGTGTTGGGTTTATCTTGGGTAAGGTGATTTGAATGAAATACCTAATCAGAACAGTAATCGCCGCCAGTGTATGCTTAACGATAGGCATACAGCTGGGATGCGCGGCAAAGAGAGATGATTTGGCTGCATGGGAAGAAATGCAGGCCGTCTCAAGAGTTGATAATTATGAACAGTTGCCGGACGTTGAAAAAGTACGCGGCGATGCGGAGGCGTGGAAATGAGCTATCACAACCTATATGTATTAAACGAATCTTTCTCGGCAAGAAGTGTGTTAAAAGGCAAACAAAAGCCTTCGCCATGCGCAGTCATAAAGAGAAATAAAAGCGGCGGCTTTGATGTTGGAGTTGTACCGCAGAATTTCAGCAATGATGCAGTCAGGCGGAATAGGCAATACAAGCCGAAGTTGGAGAAGTTGAAAACTTTTCTAATTATGGAGGATGCACAGATTTATTTGGATGAATTGCTAAGTAATATGAATGGATTTATAAAATGAAAATTCGATGCTCCTCAATTTCCGATATTATCGGAAAGCCTAAAAACAAAGGCGAGACCATCACAGATACTGCAAAATCCAAACTGATTGAGATGGCGAAGCGCGAACTGTTCGGCTTTGAATCTTTCGTCGGCAACGACTATACCGAAAAGGGCGACCTGATGGAAGAAACCGCCATCAAATACAGCGGTTTGGTTCGAGGTAAAGAGTATCGAAAGAACATCGAACGGCGCGTCAATGACTGGCTGACGGGTGAATGTGATGTTTACGATTCAGACGACCGGCTGATTATTGACACGAAGTGTTCATGGGATATTGGGACGCATCCTTTCTTTAGCGGTGAGGCCGAAAGGAAAGCAGTCAAAGCGGGTTACGACTGGCAAATGCAAGGCTATATGTGGCTGTTTGATTGCGATCGCGCTGATATTGATTTTTGGTTGTTGCCAACGCCTGAAGATTTGCTGAAACCGTGGGAAGCTCGTGAGAAATACATCGACCTCGTGGAAGACATTCCGATTGAAAAGCGCATCACGACCGTAACCGTCATGCGCGATGACAAAAAAATCGAACTAATCAAAGAGCGTGTAACAGCTTGCCAAGCCTATTACGAAACGCTTTTAAACCAGTACAGATAAGGAATTTAAAAATGACCTACCCAACTCAACAAGGAAAAAACGAAATCCAATCCAGAGGTCAAAAAGTTTTGAAAGACTTCTTTTCTGCCCCCGCCGTGAAATCTAAATTTAATGAACTCCTTGGCAAGAATGCATCTAGTTTTATAACCAGTGTTTTACAAATTGCAAGCGAGAACAAAGCCCTTGCAAATGTTAATCCGGTGAGCATTTACAGTGCGGCTTGTATGGCGGCGACACTAAACCTTCCGATAAATAACGCGCTTGGGTTTGCTTATATTGTTCCGTACAAAGGCGAAGCGCAATTCCAATTGGGTTACAAAGGGTTCATCCAGTTAGCCCAGCGCAGCGGACAGTTTGAACGCCTTGTCTCATTGCCGGTTTATGAGCGTCAGCTTATAGAAGAAGACCCAATTAACGGGTTTAAATTCGACTGGAGGCAAAAGCCGTCAACATCAGAAAATCCTATTGGATATTACGCATTTTTCCGCCTGATAAATGGATTTACTGCCGAACTATACATGACAGCGGAAGAACTTGAACAACACGGTAAACGATACAGCCAAAGTTATAAAAAAGGTTATGGTGTGTGGGCTGATAACTTTGATGCGATGGCACTGAAGACCGTTACCAAGTTGCTGCTTTCTAAACAAGCCCCTCTATCGGTAGATATGCAAAAAGCGGTACTGTCTGACCAATCCGTCATCAAGAATATCGACGGGGAGTTTTCATACATCGACAACGAACCTGAAACGGTCGGCAAGGAATCTGACGAACGGGCATTGGTAGCAGCATTCCAAAAGCAACAGGAAAGTCCTGAACCGTCAGAAGAAGCACCTAAGCCCACGCCGACAGAAGAACAGTTCGCGGCATTGGTTGAAGCGGTGTCAACAGGCGTGAAAGAAGTTGCCGAGGTCTTGGGGAACTACAACCTGACCGACGAGCAAAAGGTAGAAATCAACTCACTGTAATGAGCCATCATGTTCGCAGTTTTTGGTAAATGCCGCCTCGAAGAAGAAAAACGGCGGCGGCTTATCTATGACAAGAGACAGTCGAAGTGGCACGAGGACGGGCGAAAATGGAAGCGGTTGAGCAACGACCGCTACCAAATAAGCCCAGAATATTCATCCATTGAAACAGCGGAAGAATTTATCAGGCTGTCCGCAAGGAATCCCGACATCCACATCGTCGGAATCAGGCAGGCGCAAGAGATAGACGGGAGGACCGTCTGGAAGCCTGTCAAAACAACATTAAAAGGAATTTCAAAATGAACGATTTATACATCCACAGATATATTGATAAATTTGAGGAGATGGTTAGAGAAAAGCGTCTGAATATTGACCTTCGAGTTAATACACTTTCATGCGAAGAGAAAGTAATTCAGCCCCTTAGAGGAGTATTTAAGTCATATAAGAGCGAAGAGACAAATTTCTTGTTCCAAATCTTCGTCGCTGGTGCGCTGGTAGAAGCAGAAAGACTAGACTGGCTATATAAGAAAAGAATGCTTAAAACAGGCAAGGGTTTGCCGCTTAATGAGAATACAAGTCTCGAAAACTTACGAGCCGCTATTGATGAGGAGATGTAAAAATGTCATTGAATAAAGTCATCCTAATTGGTAGGCTTGGTCAAGAACCAACTATACGCCACATGCCCAACGGCGAGGCCGTCTGCAATTTCAGCGTCGCCACTAGCGAAACTTGGAACGACCGCAACGGCCAGCGCGTAGAGCGTACCGAATGGCACAACATCACCATGTACCGCCGTTTGGCCGAAATCGCCGGCCAATACCTGCGCAAAGGCAGCCAAGTTTATTTGGAGGGCCGCATCCAAAGCCGAAAATATCAAGGCAAAGACGGTATCGAGCGTACCGCATACGACATTATCACCAACGAAATGAAAATGTTGGGCGGCGGGAATAGTGAGCAACAGTCGAAACCGGCACAAGGCGAAGCACCAACACCGCCACAACGTCAGGCATCAAAATTTCCATCCCCGACCGTCGAAGACATCGACAATGACATTCCATTCTAAATTAAGGAGTAAAAAATTATGAAACAATTTAAATTCGGCGATATGGTTCATTATGAAACCGATTCAAAAGAAGTTTTTGGCTTTGTAATCAGAAAAGATTACACAGATGATTTAGTTATTGTTCAATTCAATAATAAAGAATATCCAGCCGCTGTAAAAGGCGATAAGTTGAAATTCATCCCCCACCCTGATTCCGCTTATCTTCATTTTCTTGCAGCTGAATGTGACATAACTATCGATGAGCTTCGAAAGGCGCTTGATGAAAAGAAAGAGTTATATTATGGCAACAGGATGGTATCGGAAATGGAAGTGACAGCTTACAAACAAAAAGACGCTTAAAACATAAAGCACGAACCGACAGCATATAAACAGATAGGCTGTTAATTTAAAGAAGAGAATACAAAATGCAAACAGTAAGCCAAATGATGGCTGCCAAGCGTGAGGCAAAGAAAGCAGCGTCGATTCATAAAAAATTCAGCAATAATCGTTATGATAGAAACGCAAAGTCGAATATTGCCGCAGCCCAAGCCATGAACAGAATGGCGTTGCGAAAAGGTGCGCCGCAAAGCAAAGAGGCTCAAATAGACGAGAGCATCAAGAATCTACTGCACTATGAAGCGTTGGTATACGGATACGACAGAATCAGCGTAACAGTGTTTGAAAAACTTATCCGCGCGATGCGTGTTGTTTCGTGCATCTACGCAGACGGTGAACTAAGCAAGACAACGAACAAAGCTCAGGCGGCGATTGAGGTGCTCAGAGAAAAAGATTCAGACGGCCTATCTCCAGACCAGCGGCGCGAGATTCTGAAGCCGTTGATGAAGCTGATCCAATATTGCGACGCATACGACGAGATTGTGCCGGAGAAGACCATCGACAAAATCGCATTTTATTGCGCGAGCGTGCAAATCGCACTGTACACAGCAAGCCTGTATGACCGACCACGGAAGTACATTCAATCCATGTTCGACATTATCAACGGCAAATCAATACGCGCTATCGCAAAAGAAATTGGCGAGAAAGAAAACATGTTGCGCAAAGAGGTATTAAACTCAGCATGGCATTTCTACCGTATCGCCGAATGCAACAACGCTTTGGAACCGGCTGATAAAATCCCAGAACTTCGTGTAGAAGGGTATAAAATGCTCGGTAATTTTGAAATCTTGGCTGATTTTATTCGACTATCTACGGCGAAATTTCTGATTCCTTTTGAAGAGAATACAGGAATCAGCTTGATTAATTACAATAAATTCCGCAATGATTTAACACGGTTAAAAATCATATGAAACATCTAAAATATGCGAGCGTTTGTAGCGGAATAGAGGAGGTATTTGTTGCATAGAAAGATTTAAATTTAGAGCCGTTATGGTTCTCGGAAATCGAACCATTCCCATGTGCCGTCTTGGCTAACCATTACCCAGACGTCCCAAACTATGGCGACATGACAACGTTGCCAGAACGGATTTTGTCGGGTGAAATCGAGGCGCCGGATATACTGGCCACCGGTTCCAACAAAGCAGACAAAAGAATAAGGACAATACAATGACAATTTCACAAGAGTTGCGCCAGCTATTGGCGGCGATAAATTATCTCAACAAGAGGCGTCGATACTTGTTAAATGAACTAGAAGAGAATCCAGAAAAATACGGTTGCCCATACAAAATCGGGCAGGAATTTAAGATGCAAGATGGCGCGGTTTACAAAGTAGAGCGAATCAATGTTTTAACCTATCCAAGCACAGACGGATTATGTGTCTACTACCAAGCACAGGCGGTAAACCAAAACAAGCCATACGACCGCAAAGAATACACCGTACAAATTAATTAGGAGACCAACATGATTACAGCAAAAGAAGCACAGAAGTTAAATACTATTAGCCGCATTAAAGAATACAAATAGTTTATAGAAAACAAGATAAAAGAAGCAGCATTATCTGGTAAGAATTTTGTTAAAATCAGAGAGGCTCCTTATTCAGGATGGATTTTAAACAGCAAATATTTTCATGATCATGACGCCATAGAGGTTCTAAATGAATTAAATCAGAATGGATTTAAAGTGAACTATTTCCAAAAAGATGGTTCTCAGTTCTCTGATTATGGAATTTTAATATCTTGGGGAGAATAGATTAATATGAATGTGCATTTCTCTAGTAAAACAGACCAGTGGGCGACGCCGCAAGCCTTTTTTGATGAGCTAGACAAGGAGTTTCATTTTGAAACAGATGTTTGCGCATTGCCCGAAAATGCAAAATGCAAAAGGTATTTTACGCCGCAACAGGACGGACTGTCCCAAGAGTGGGGCGGGATATGCTGGATGAATCCACCGTACGGCCGAGAGATTTCGAAGTGGATGAAAAAGGCATACGAAAGTAGTCTGCGCGGCGCTACTGTTGTTTGCCTTGTGCCGTCGAGGACTGATACAAAATGGTTTCACGACTTTGCGATGAGAGGTGAGATCAGGTTTGTTAAAGGCCGTCTGAAATTTGGCGGCTGTGAAAATTCAGCGCCGTTTCCAAGCGCGGTAGTTGTTTTTAAAGGAAAGAAAGAAGATGAGTAAAAGTTCGAAGCAGAGAGAGTTTACATTTAAATATAAGTTTGGCGGCAAATACTGGGAAACATCTGTATTTGCTGACAGCATTGAAGAGGCGAAGCAGAAGATTCGGGCGCAGGCATCAGCGGTTTATGAGGGTGAAATTGTGGCAAGGTTGCCCGTGCTGCCTAGGGCATCTTGGATTAATCGTTTAATGGAATGGGTAAAGACGAAATGAATATATTGAAACATATTGAAAAATGGTTTGAAAAAGCGGTGCCGCAACCGACGGACGAAAATCAGATGATGCAGATAGGTTGTCATTTTGAAGAGATTAAAGAGATGTGTCACGCTATGAATATTTATTGCGAAGACGTCGCTTTGCAAGAGTTAAGATTCAAGAGTAAGTTCGCGCCATATCACAAGGGAATTGAAAGCATTAATGACGATCAAGCGGTGGAGATTTTAGATTCCTTGTGCGATCAAATCGTAACAGCAATCGGCGTGGGTTATATGCTTGATTTCGATATAGTGGGCGCACTAACGGAGGTTAATTCTTCAAACTGGAGTAAATTTGAAGACGGCAAGCCGGTATTTAATGAAAATGGCAAAATCGCAAAAGGCAAAGACTACTTCAAGCCTAAACTTACCAAGTATATAAAACGAAGCGAGAGCAAATAATCTCATCGCAAAGAAGGCCGTCTAAAATCAGACGGCCTTTATTCATTTAAGCGTATCAGATAATGCTTTGTGGCGAGCCTTGCAGTCGTTGTACAGCCCGATGACTTGGAGCGACCACGGCAAGACCTCTGCACCTGTCCCGCCTTCAAGTTTTGGCAGCTTTGGGCATGGTTGCACCAAATCGGCAGGCGGCTTATTCGCCGTCGGCAATGGCGGCGTTGATGACTGACAGCCCGTCAGAATCAATACAGACATTCCGAAACACAGGCTTTTCGACAATCTTTTGAACTTGCACATAACGTACCCTTTCTTTTTCTTCACGAACCGCTTTACCCGACTGATACGCGACGGATGATTCGCGGTCTTGTTTCGCTTTATCAATCGCAGCATCTTTTAGACGGCCTGAAATTTCAACAGCCATTTCATTTCGACCGCGCCGATACTCTGCCTTGCGGTCAACCTGCCAAGCGCCGATGCAAATTGCAGCGACGGCTAAAACTGCGACCAATTTCCAATTCTTCAGCAACGTTTCAACCATAACTCAGCCATTTCCTTATAGGTTTTAATCTCACGTTCGGCAAACTCAAAAGCCGCAAAGTCTGCGTTTTCGCTCGCTTCTCGGCTTTTGGCCTGCCACTCTTGAATTTTCCTTTTGCAAAATTCATCAGGCTGCACTGCTTACCCCATTCGGAAAAACTCTTTTTGCTCGGCTTTTCGGCGGTTTGCCAAACCTTGAATTACTCGACCGCCTGCTTTGTTCCATAACTCGAACGCCTCACAGGCAGCTTTGTATTTGCGCTCGTTCAGGCGGCGAACAACAGTTGAACCAGTAAACGCTTTCACGCCGATGTTGTAACAAAGAGAGACGCAGGCATTGAACTGTGATTGCGTCAAAGGCACTTTTACCGCCGCGCGAACGCCATCTTCGTATGTTTTGATTTGGTTCATAAATTCAGCCTTAATTTCGGCATCTGTCATTGTGTCACCTATTTTGACTTTGTAGCCAGAGCGTGCACCGACAGTATACTTGATGAAGCCAATGCCAATGGTAGGAATGCGAACGCTATCAAGATACGCCTGATTGCGCTTGCCTTCCCATTGCAAAATCAGTTCATAGCCTTTATCGTCTATTCGTTGAATTTCATTCATGTGAGTTACCCCATTTAATCTTTATCAATAAATTTTTCAGTCTTCTTGCGAAGCCATGATTTCATTAATTCAGGCGCCAATGCCTTCACCGTTTCCATTGCATGACCAGTTAAAATTCCAATAAACGCACCAGCAATAGCACATGTCCATACCTGGTTCAACATCAGGAAACGTTCTACCACAGCCGCCGCTGCCACTGCTGAAATTAAAGCCTCGAAAAAAAGTTGGTTCAATGAATCATGATCTTTCATACTAGACCAAATACTTCCAACAATACCTCCTCCGATTGCAAAAAGGTATCCAAATTGGAAAAAATCCTGCATTATTCCTCCTGTTGTTTTCGCCTGAATTTAAATTCCGAAAATAGGAATTTAAGAGAGTTGTTACCAGCTAACAGGCATAAAAATGCAAGGATAGGAGGAATCACCATTCCAGTATTAGCTGGTGGGTACGCACTCCAGAACGCATAAGCTGTTAGATACCAAATGAATGCAGAGATGAGCAAAATATATCCCGATAAAACATTTCCTCGTGCAGTTTGCCAGTACATACTCAGAAGCTGAGATAGTCCTGTAATAGAGAAAATAAAAATCAATGAAATTTCAGATATGTCTTTGAACTTGTAATATATCGGCCAGTTGTAAATATCGTCCGGAGATGATAAGAACACTAGCGCATATCCAATAAGTGATATCCCGCTGATAAATTCAACAGCACGAGTAGCAGTCCCAAAAAGCCATTTCTGAAATCTAACAGGGAGAAAACGCCAATCTAAAATATATTTCATCCATTGCACAGATTTACTCATAAATACCTCTATAAAAGTTGAACTTTAAATCTAAAATGTCGTCTATTAATCATAAATCACCTCGTGGTTTATAAAAATGTCCTATGTAAGCATATTTAATGCTATTGGTTGTGAATATTAAATTCAAAACACTAAAAACTATATTATCAAATGTAGTTTTTAGTGTTTCATTTTTCCTACAACGTTGTATTATCTTCTACAAGAAAATAACTAAGCCCATCAAAATAAGTGCCATAACTCAATGAGAAGTAAAAGCCGTCAACATCAATCCCTCTGTTATAGAAAATCATATTCCCTGTGGCATTCGGAGTTATAAATGGGATTGGTGGTCTATCATATGTTTTACCATACTTCACTTTGTATAAAGCATTGTTCCCAATAGGGTGTACCCCATTACTAGGAGCTAAATCATTCATTTCAGCTACTTCTGCTCGCGTTAATTTAACGATTTTAGGGAACCAGCCTCCGATACCACCTCCGCCACCGCTCTGACCGTCTCGGCCGTCCTTGCCTTTTAGGCTTTTCAGCCACTCCTCTTGAGAACCTGTAAATCCTCCTTCTTTCGCGAGTTCATATGCGGATTTGCCGTTCTCCCCCTTGTCCCCTTTTGTGCCATTTTCGCCACGCTCTCCACGTTCGCCCTTAGGCAAAGTGAAATTTAATACTGCGTCGGTTTCAGTGCCGGAATTGGTTACGCTCGCAATCTGGCCGGATGAGACCGAGCCAACGCGAACCGTTGCCGCCTTCCCATCCTTTCCTGCGGCCCCATTACCGCCACCACCGCTACTACCCACGCCATTCTGCTCCCACGGATATTTAGGGCGCTCGCCGTGGCCGTACCATTTAACGATAGAATCAGACATATAATTTCCTTTCAATAACTGTAATTATGACTTGTCGATGTAGACTTACTTTGCGAAATGCTTTCACTTGCACTACTGCTGACGCTCGCGGATACATGCTGGGCTGACATCGCACCGGCGGCCAACTGCGCATAGTATGAACCCTGCGCCTTCGCTGCTTCAAGTGCGATTTGCGCCTCGCTGATGGCATTCTGCGAATTGGCTCTGTATTGCTCAATCTGCATCTGCGAGTAGGCGATATTTGTTTGCCGCGCCATGTCGGCGTATTTGGCATTCATCTCTGCCTCGGCAGTAGCTACCGACGCCCCTGCCTTCCATGCGTCGACTTGGGCTTGGAATGCCTGAGTTTCAAACTGGACTTTGTTCAAGTCGGCCTGAAGCTGCGCTCTGTACCCGTCCATTTTCGCCTGATATTCCTGAATGCCGATCTTGGCGGCGTCCATCTTCAGATTTGCCTGTTTGACGAATACATCGGCCTTATTAGAAAAGGCCTGAATAGTTGTGGCAAACGCCTGAGTTTGTGCTTGGAATACCTCAACCTTGGCCTTCTCGCCTTGGACTGATGTTTGATATGCCTCAAGTTTCAATTTCTCGGCGTTCAACTCTTCTGTGTATGCTTGAATATCAGCACGGTACATATCGAACTCTTTGGCGATAATATCTGCCTGAATGGACGCTGCCGACATCATTGTCTTGTACCGCTCGATATTCATGTTCACAGCCTCTAATTTGGCTCGGTAAATATCGACCTTCTGTTTGTTCAGGTCTCCAATGATCGCCTGTCCTTCCAAGGCTGTTTTGTAGGCGGCCAGTTTCGCCTGTACACCATCCAGCTTGGTTCGATAAACATCTGCCAGCGTTGCGAAAGCCTGATTTTGAGCGTTGAACAAACTGATTCGCGCATTGAAAACATTGATTTGCGCCTCTGCATCGAACTTGGCGACCTCGAAAAGACGGTTTGTCATGTTCTCGTAGACATTCTGAATCAGCCCTTCAATGGCGATACCCTGCTGTACCGCAAAACGGAGATTCTCAATCTCCCACGTCGCCGCCTGAACCATAATATCTCTATTCAATTCAGCAGCCTTCAGTCTTCTCTGCTCGCGCAATACTGAAATCTGCTTGTCAAGCGCACCCTGAGGAAGGCTGAACCCACGAGACGCCCAAGCCTGAACCGTCTCATTGATTAATCGTTCGGTCTCTGCGCTTTCCCGCTCCCGAGCACGGGCGAATAATGCGTCCTCGACAACCGGCGGGATGCCGGTTCCCCCACGCATCATGTCCGCGACCTGAATTACAAGGTTGTCCAGCACTTCGGACTTGTATTTAGGCTCCTGCCAGTTGATAAACACATCAGGAACGGCAATACCGTCAGGGCTGGGCGGAGTACCGTTAAAGTCCGGCAACTCAGGAAAGTGGAACTCAGGGAGGACGATTTCTGTCAGGCCGTCTAAATCAGGAATGACAACATCAGGCGCATCGGGCAGCCTGATATTCGTATCAACATCAGGGCGGTTTGGCTTTGCCACATAACTTAAATTTGGTGCACTACCTATATTCACAGACGGCGCCGTCGGTGGCGACGGAATATCCAAGTCCGCATGAATATCCAAATCGGAAAGAAGTTCATGCACCTTCCCTAGTATCGGCGCACTACCAACGCTAAAACTTGAAGCCGAGTATTTCGGCATCGCCGTCTTGTCAAATTTAACCGCCGGCGCATCAGGCGCGTTAAGCCTGTTAGGGGCGGCAACCTCTCTAACCTGAATTTTTGCTATTTTATCTAGCGAAACAGTGAGAGATGCCCCGTATCGGTTCATCAAATCATTGAACGCAGACATCTTGGATGTTACAAGACCTTGTGCAACCGCGTAACCGCCGCTAGGTTCTGCCATCAGATTCTCCTTTTCGTGGCCGATGCGTCAATACGCAAGTCATGAATATGACCGGAGACGCCATTAAGCCTCAGTTCAAATTTAAAATGTCGGCCACGCAGGCCGCGCCCGAAAATAAATCTACCATTGGTGAGTTCATCAGCCTTGCCATCAACCAGTTTGTAGCTATATGACTGAACAGCCCCTCCTTGGGTGGTCGATACAACCATTTCAGATTCGCCGTCTGAAAGCTCGTATTCCATGTAGGCGCCGACGGGGTGAGCCAATATCCCACCACCAATATCAACCTTGCCAGTAACAATCTTGGAATTTATGTACTCCAATCCGTGAGATTCAAGCGCCACTTTGAATACATGTTCAAAATCATGACCTTCGGCTGCTGCCCTGGCGATACTGGGGCTAGATGAGTTATCAGATACAGAACTTCCTAGCCCACCAATCACTGCTTGAATTTCAGCTTGCTTATCCTCAAGGACTGCGGAGGCAGTATCCGCAAACAAAGCCGCCTCCGAGGAGTAATTTCTCATATTCTCCAAGGTTTCATCGTCATCGTGTGAAACGCTGGATAACACCTGAATCTCATCTCTTACTTTCCGTATGACGTCATTGCATATTTCAAAGGCTCGTTTTATTGATATAGCGCAAATAATTCCATTTAAGAATGACTTGCGAATCAGGTTTTTCGCATTAACAGCCGTTGATAAAGCCTTCATCACCGCGGTGGTAGAGGTTTCATATTCAGCATCAAGCTGTCGCCCAATGGCATTTTCAGCGGTGGAGAGCATATTTACCGAAGATGAGACGGCCTCTGCTGCATCTGCACACGCTCGTAGCGTCAGGGGAATATTTACTGCAATATCTTTCGGCATAATCCCATTAAATTCCGAAATTGCATTGATGAACCCAAGCGCGTACAGAATCTCATCATAATTCCCGCCGGTTAATTTTGCAGCATGAATCGCAATATTCGCCGAATTTCGAGCGAGTGAAGAATTATGACCACCATCCAGCATATAGATTCCATTATCCGAAAAGCCAATCAACGCTCCATCAATGACGGCCAAATCTTTCCAGCCATCAAGAATGTATCGAGAAACTGCCCAATTATCCGAGTTTGCCGACCATGCTAAAGACCTTTCAGTTTCATTGCCTGAGCCAAAATATCCGTCGCCTGATTCTGCTACATCAGAAATCACCAATGACGCATGAAGCATAGAAAACAACTTATCGGAGATGGCGCCGACGGAAGACGCAAATCCGATACCTTCGCCATTAGCCACGCCGCCATTCGTGTCAGAAACGGCAGCAAAATCACGAACGACAGATGATGCCACCACAGACGGCGAAACAATATCCCGTATTGCCGCTTGTTCATTAATCATTGAAAAGTGAAGCAAGATTGGCGTATCGGAAATCTTCAGCACGTCGCCACCGCGATAAATAGAGGCGACAACAGAGGAGGCGGAATCTCTTGCGGAAAGCCAGTCCCCCGTATTCTTCCCCGATTCGGCAAAATACCGGTCAGATAGCGCCATCATTTCGCTAACCTTCGCAAACTCTGGTGATATAACGCCATCAGAAAGACCGACAGAATCCCGTACAGATAAACTACCATCAATTATGGTATTTTCTGCGTCCGCAATCTTGACGACATCGTCAAACGACAAGCTGCCATCACCATCTCCACCATCGGAAATACGGGCGGAATCCAAAACAGATGACCCAATAGAAAAAGACTGCGATTCAGACAGCCGCACAACCTCGCCAATCATAATTAGAGTGCCGGTTACAGGCACATCCCGAATAAACATATTATCCTGATGGTCGTCGCGCAATAAATCACTCATTTATTACCCCTATAAAACAATAACTTTTTGAATGGTCTGAAATAAGCGCTGTCTCATTCCAATGAATGCGGGTGCTTTCATCACCTTTCCGATATTCTGAAATGCTACCATATTCATTATTTCCAATTATGTTCTTACAGCCGTCTCGATAGAAAATAAGCCCAACTTCGGGGTCGGGGGAGCTTATGAAGTATTGAGGATGCGGTGAATTATGGAGGACTTCAGGCTTGAAATACATGCTCACCTGCAATTCGGAAGTAGATACTCCATTCTTTGTATCAGATTTCTGGTAGGTCTTTACTTTTGGCTCACCTCCGCCGCCAGAATGCTGCCAAGAATGATTATCGGGATGAACAAGCCAAGTGTAATCTTGAGGAAAACCTTGTATCCACGGCCCACTATCCGCAAAGTCACTGACGGCGGTCGGTCTGTATTCTTCATACTCAACCCACACAGGACTACCATCCTTCGGGAAAGGAGTTCCTTTTGCGTTTGGTAATCCGCCGGCCCATGCCCATATTTTATGATATGTCCAATACCGATAGGAATATGGGTCGCGGATATAGTGCAGGCTAACAGCATCAGATTTTGTTTCGCTACCGGCGGTCTCTTCTGTCGCATGGAGTAGCGCATTACGCATGAAGAATGGCACGCACAATCCAACTTTAAGTCGTACCTGATGTCTCTCATACGTTTTTGTGTGATGAGTATAGTATCGGTTGCGCCAAATCGACCCAGGCCGCCAAAAGATAGAATCGAATGAGAAGAAAGGCTTGGTATCGTACCCTCGGTCTCTACCAACTATTTCGGTTCGCTTATATCCTTCTGCCAACTCTTTCCGCTTGTCTATATCTGTGGTGTAGAAATTCCCGTGAAGGCCACTGCGACCATATGTTTCTTCCTTCGTCCAATTACCGACAATCATGATGTCTTCGAAGTCAGATTTCACATCTTGGTAGTACTCGCCCCAGTTTCGGTAATACTTCGCCGTCTTCATATCATCGCCAATGAAATACACGAATACCGGCGTGTCAGTTGGCTTAGGCGTGCCAAAATCTTTCTTCCTCTTTAATGGCGTGAAGTCATGGGATATGCACCCGCCCATTAAAGGTTCAGGGAATTTAATCTGTGGCTGGTAGCCGAATTTCTCGAAAGAAACAAGGCCGCCTTTGTATGTTTGCACAACTCGTCCGGAACAAGATGCGATAGGCTTCATTTGAAGATTTAGCCAATACTCGCGCTCAGCGGGTGCGTCGAACTTCTCAGACAGCCTTGCCTTTATTTGGCTGATTGCCGCCCTGCGCAGCTTGTACCGTACAGACAGGCTTTCCGCACCGTTCCCGTCGAACATACGCAAAACTTCGGCAATATAAACCGCAATCTTCTGTCTTTCTTCATCATCTTTCACAGATGACAAATCAGCCTTTTTTATCCGGCCAAAATTAGATACCTCGCCAATACCGAGATTCAACTGAAATAGGAACCCTATCCCATAGCCGGTCGTATCATCATAGTCATAGCAGGTGTTGGCAATTTCTGTCCCGTCCCTATTCGCGCTCCATCCAATCGTTGTAGCGTATGCAGAGTGGGAATAGAACTCCGACGTGTCAGAAATTCGTATAATTACCCCCGCCCTCTCCCACGCGGAAAATGCAGCGGGATTTACAGGGAACGCCTCGCCAGATGGCAACCCGCCGAACCGGTCAAGTATCTTAATAACCTCTTCATCTGATACGCGCTCCATGTACGACCGGAACGCGGCTGTTGTCGTCGCTGGGATGAGAGGAAGCGGCATAACATAGACCCCTCGCGGGGAAATATGCACCAACCAGGGCGTGGCATCACCGCCGATTGCGACGAGGTGTGTACTGCTGAACTTGTAGTCGTACAGGTATTTGCCATCAGCGGGCGGATTACCGTAGTACGCAGGCAGAATTTCGTCGCCAATTTCTTTGAGAATATCGGTTGCAACATCATCCGGAAGGCTAATCACTGCACGCTCTTCCGGCTTGGCGGGTAGGGCATCGAAGTCTTGTCTTCCATACCCGCCCACAATCTGCATAACTTCAGCCATTGCGCCTGAATACCATGTTGCGCGCTGCTTTGCGTATTGCGAGTACAGCCATCGACCAGGGTTTTGGGGCATAAATTCTCGCCCAGTGTTTCCATATTCAACGGCCAATCTATTTAGTGCCAACTGTTTTGACGGGAGATTTGGGCTGTAGCTCGCCAACCTGCGGCGGCATTGCTCTGTAATACGGATGCTGACGAATGGATTGTCTTTAGGAACGATTGCCTCTAATACTACTCCTGAGTAGAAAGAAGGGACATAACCATGCGCAAATCCGGCATGAATGATTTGATATGATTCCGGTACTTCCGGCTTATCAGTAATTACGCGAAGGTTGCCGCCCATATCACGCACTAGGACAACCCCGCCATCAGGCAGGGTTCGAGTGAGTGATACAGACGGCAGATTACCGACTTCCTTTAAGGTTTGAACTCTTAGAACGAGGTTGTCAATAAAGGCGACATCCTGACCGGTAGGTTCAACCCCTTTATTCAAAAGCCCGTATGGGCGAGGCGAGGCCATATTAAGCGGTTAATGTCAAGCGGTAGCCAATGTAGAAGGTATCGCCATTTTGCAAAGTGCGAGGAATCGGCATTTTCGCAGCGGAAATCAGCGTGCCGGTTTGCGCGCCTTTACCGGATGCGGTCAGTAGGGCAATACCGGAAACGCTAATACTTGAAGTCGTAGCAATAGTTACTTTTGCAGCTACGCTCACATCATCACCACCAGCGCCCATGTTGTCAATCTGCCCCTCTTTGGCCGCTGAAGGCTTCCATAGAGGACGAGTTGCATTTGTATAACCCTCAGTTTGGCTGGTAATTTCATTGGCCGCAGACGGAAATGATGCCGCAGTCCAGTTTGCAGCAGGTGCTGCCGAGCCTGAAAACAGGGCTAAGTACAGGCCGGATGCTTTGGTGGTTTCACCCAGGGCGACATTCAGGATGAAATTCAGACCTTCTGTTGTAATCAGGTTATCAAAAGATTCCCACTCGCCATCGTTCACTTTGAAAAAATAACGGCCATGAGGCTTTGCAGTTCCCATTATTAATCCTTTCATAAAATATGAATATTTATCATATATTCATATAATTGCATAATTCAACATCCTAAAGAAATTTACCGTACCAAGATAATAAACTAGCCTAGGCTATCTTGGTATGGAATAATCAAATAAATTAAATATTAATTAGAAATTATATGAATAATGAATTATAATTAAGGTCCATCAAATAGTTATAAAAAGGCTTACTCATGAATGCAATCAATTATCCCGAAATGGTCTATCATGCGATTTGCGACCTTCATAATAAAGAACAAGTCGTCAGCCGAGAATTATTATCGGAAGTTACCGGCCTGAAAATGGCTGATATTACAAAATTCACAAAGTTATTGGTTGAGAACGGTAAAATTTATCGCGTTACGCGTGGTATTTTCAAGCCGGTAGAAGGATTCAATGAACCAAGAGTTATTAGCATTACGTCCATGCCAAACGGAATTGTTATTTTGGAAATTGGGGATGATGTTCTCCACCTGCAACCTCAGGAAGTGCGCCAGATTGGCGTGATGTTGTCGGGATACGGAATGGAATGCTCAAATCTTCAGCTTGGCCGCGAATTTTCAATACTGAGAAATTTCTATGAGGCTGCGATGAATAAAACCCCTCATAAATTTATCAGCAATAACAACCATAGAGAAGAATAAATATGCCGAAAAAACTATCAAAGGAAGACTGGTTCAAAATTGAAATGGAGTATCGGAAAGGTGTTATGCAGCTTACCGATATTGCAAGAAAGTACAACATTACTCCGCAGCACCTTAGTCGGCGCGCGAAAGACAATCTCTGGACACGCGACCTGAATGATGAAATTCAAGCCAAGGCTGCTGCAATGGTTCGGTCGGCTAACGTCAATAATGGGCTGGATTGCGCCCATCCTGATATGAGCATCGATGAAATAACCGACCTTGAGGCATCGAAGGTTGCGGCGGTGCAGAAGCGACACCGAACTATCGCAGAGAACCTCTCTAAAAGCGCGGAGCAAATTGTCTCAGAGCTTCAAGAAAGTACCGATGATACTTTTACAAAAGCAAGGATGTTCCAAATGATTACCGCTGGATTTAAAACACTTGTGGAAATCGAGCGGAAATCATACGGCATGGATACCGCAGAATCCAAAATCGCAGAATCAGCCAAAACGGCAGGCATTCAGATTGAATTTGTAGAACCGGAAGATGTCGAAGAAGACAGTTAGACTTCAGTTGCCGTCTAAACTAAATGGCTTATTCAAGCCAAATAGATACAAAGTAATGTTTGGCGGCAGGGGTGGTGGCAAATCTCACGGAGTTGCTGCCGCCCTTCTCGTGCTTGGCGCAAAAAAACAGATGCGCATTTTGTGCGCGCGTGAAGTGCAAAAATCAATGCGCGATTCCGTCCATAGACTTCTGAAAGATAAGGTTATTCAGCTCGGCTTGGAACATTTCTATGAAATCACGGACTTCGAAATCAGAGGACAAAACGGAACGCTTATTGTCTTCTCAGGGCTGCAGTCTCACACAGTAGACAGTATTAAATCGTTTGAAGGTATCGATATTGTATGGGTCGAAGAAGGCCATAGTGTAAGCAAGAAGAGTTGGGACGTCCTAATACCGACAATACGAAAAGAGGGTTCGGAGATTTGGATTACTCTAAACCCTGACATGGAAACAGATGATACTTATCAACGATTCATCGCCACGCCGTCTGATGATACATGGCTGTGTGAGATAAATTGGCGCGATAATCCTTGGTTCCCTGAGGTATTAAACCAAGAACGAATGAAGGCAAAAAGAGTTATGAGTAAAGAAGACTACGAGCACATTTGGGAAGGTGCGCCGCGCATGGTGTCCGAAGGTGCGATTTACAAGCACGAAATCCAAGACGCTTTCAACTCAGGACGAGTTACTCTCGTCCCATATGATCCATCGCTACCCGTTCATACCGTATGGGACTTGGGTTGGAATGACGCAATGACCATTGGACTTGTTCAGCGTGATTTAACCAGCGTGCGCGTAATAGGATACATTGAGGATTCCCATCGGACACTTGACTGGTACATTGCTGAACTAGAAAAGCATCCGTACAGATGGGGGACAGACTTCCTCCCTCATGATGGCAGGACGCGGAATTTCCAAACCGGCAAAAGCACCGAGGAGATTCTATATGAACTTGGCCGACGGTCTGTATTCGTTCAAAACGCCACAAGCATTGAGGAAGGCATCCGTGCTGCGAGGATGTTGTTCCCTAAAGTCTATTTCGATAAAGAGAAGACAGGAAGGCTTCTTGAGTGCCTGAAGCGATATAGCCGTCAAATCCACGTCAAAACCGGCACACCAATGCAGCCTCTTCATGATGAATACTCCCACGGCGCGGATATGTTCCGTTATTTGGCTCAGGCGGTTGATTTAATGGATACAGGAAGTAACAATGCCGGCTACACAGAACAACCGACATCAGACTGGAGGGTACTATGATAATTACTGATGCAGACAAGAAAGACAATAGCGCACAGCAGAAAACATCAAGCGAGCCGTTGAGTCTCGAAGAGTATCAAATGTTTGTTGATGAGATTGTAAACCAACCTCATTGGAGAGCCGTGGCGGATAAAGAGATGGATTACGCTGACGGGAAGCAACTAGACAACGCGTTGCTTCAAAAACAGCGGGAACTTGGACTTCCGCCTGCAATCGAGAACCTAATCACCCCTACGCTTCTATCTGTTCAGGGTTATGAGGCAACCATTCGCACTGACTGGCGAGTTACGGCAAACGGAGAGGTCGGCGGGCAAGATGTCGCCGATGCACTGAATTACAAACTCAATCAAGCAGAGCGTCAAAGCAAGGCTGACAAGGCGTGTTCCGATGCGTTCCGCGGCCAAATTGCCTGCGGCATTGGATGGGTGGAGGTTACTCGAAACAGCAATCCTTTCGGCTACCCATATGAATGCAATGTAATTCATCGAAACGCTATCCATTGGGACATGAAGGCTACGAAATACGATTTATCAGATGCGCGTTGGCTGATTCGGCGTCGCTGGTTGCTTCCTGAGAGGTTGAAGCAGATATTCCCTGAATTTTCCTCTATGATTGACGCCATCGGTAGGCATGGCTCCGATTGGCGGATATCTGGTGAGCTGCTAGATGGCGGCAGTAGTACCGGCCTAACCGATAGCTGGGGAATTAACGCTAGAAATACCATCAGTGAGGAATTTTGGCACAACGAGACAACAAAAGAGATTGCAGTTGCTGAGGTATGGTATCGCCGGTGGGTGAGCATTGATTGCCTGCGCGACAGGAAGACATGGCGAACGGTGGAGTATGACCCAAACAATCCAGAGCATCAAAAGATGATCGATAACGGCGCCAAATTATTTACTGCGCCGGTTCCTCGCGTTCGCAGGGCCTACATCGCGGGCGATTTGGTTCTTCATGATGAGGTATCTCCATACCCGCATGATAAATTCCCGTACGTACCTTTCTTCGGATTCCGCGAGGATAATACAAACATCCCATATGGCTATGTTCGGAACATGAAGTACGCACAAGATAACCTGAATAGCACCAACAGCAAGTTGCGCTGGGGTCTTTCTGCTATTCGCACAGTTCGCACCAAGGGTATTGTGGACATGTCGGACGAGCAGTTCCGCCGAAACATAGCTCGAGTTGATGCGGATATTGTGCTGAACCCGATGGAGGCGCGTCAGCCTGGAGCAAGATTCGATGTCAGTCGCGACTTTGAATTGTCGCACCAGCATTGGCAGATGCTGCAAGATAGCCGCGCAACAATCCAGCAGATAAGCGGAATCACATCCTCATTTATGGGCAATAACGGCGGGGCAACGAGTGGTCGACAAGAGAGCATTCGAGTAGAGCAATCTAATCAGTCCCTCGGCTTAATTATGGACAACTTCCGCCAGAGCCGGTCTCTCGTTGGTGAGCTTCTATTGGCGATGATCATAGAGGACTTTGGTGAGGAAGAGCAGGTTGTAATCATTGAAGGCGATGCAATCACTGAAGAACGAACAGTCGTCATTAATAAACCTGAAACAGACCCCGTTACGGGAAGGGAATATATCTCAAATGACATTCAGAATATTCGCCTCAAAGTATCGCTCGAAGATGTACCAAGCACCAACTCATACCGAAGCCAGCAATTAAGCGCAATGAGCGAGACCATCAAGGCATTGCCTTCAGCGTACCAAGCCGCAGCGCTGCCGTTCATGGTTTCATTAATGGACATCCCGTTCAAAGACAAGGTTATCGAGGCGGTGAAAGGGGTGCAACAGCAGGAAACGCCTGAGCAGGTCGAGGCAAGAATTGCACAGGCCGTCAAAGACGCTTTATTCAAAGCAAATACAGACCTTAAACAGCGCGAGATTGAATTGAAGGAACGGCGGACAGACAGTGAAATCAAGGAAATCGAGGCAAGAGCCGTGCAGATTGGTGTTCAGGCCGCATACGCAGCCATGCAGGCTGGCGGGCAAATTGCCACTATGCCACAAATTGCGCCGGTTGCTGATGCGGTTATGCAGGGGGCGGGATACGTCAAACCTAAACAAGGCGATGACCCAAATTTCCCTGTGGCCGATATTCCCGTGGGCGAGCAGGCCACTTTTGAAGCACAGCCAAACACAGACCCGATGACGCCAGCTAATCCTGAAAGCGCAAACCATGCCGAGAAAGGAATTGAAACGGCTGATATATCAGACAATATAAACAGTCAGCAGTAACCAATAAAGAAACCGCCCAAATCGGGCGGTTATTTTCATCTTCAATTATTGGCATTTTCAAATCCAGAACGGCTTGTTTGTATGGAGTACGTCCTCACGAGTGATTCTCCTCAGGTCGCTATCTGTCGGTAGTCCGAAATATCGTTCAAATTTCTGCCTAGCCATATCGGAACGCTGAGGATCGAAAACTTCGGCATCAGGAACACTAAATGCCTCTTGAAGCGCCCAGTACACCAAATTGCGATGATGAATAGCATTGATTTCCGGCTCATCGCTATCATCAACCATCTGCTTCGGTAGGCAATACCCACCAATAAAGACGGTTCCATCATTTTTGGGCGCGGGGGCGAGCGTAATCTTCTCGTCGCTTTGGATAGCGTATTCCGGCTTTTCTCCAGTAACGCCTGTTCGCCATCCATCAATCAAGGAATCTGCCGCCTCTGGGGATACCAATTTCAGGTAATTAGACTTACCTTCAGCGTCAAATCGAATACTGTCGATTTCGTACACATAACCACCATCCATCGCATTGTATGGATACGATGACTTGCCAGCCTTGGCTTCGATAGTGGCGGCTTCATCTTTGTGCAGTAGACGTCCACGAATACACGCCTCATGCACAGCATCATTAAGCCAATCCGCCACTTCTTCATCAGCCCAAAAGAACGGCTCTGATTTATCGTTTGCTAAAACACGGAAGCGTGTAATCAAATCGTACAGTGTCATTTAACAATACCGAATTGATGAACCATTTGGACGACTTCTTCGCGCAGAGTATCGACAGATTTGCGCTTGTCTAATGATTGGCTGTAATTCGACTGAGCATACAGCGACAAACTTTCCTTGTCCATTTGGCTGATTTCCATAATAACGTCCTGAACTTCATCAAATGCAGACATCTCATTTTCCGCATCCTGCTTGCCAGCCCGCTCAAGCTCAGAGGTTTCGTTGGTGGAATCTACATCCTGCTTGCCAATTCGCTCAAGTTCGGAAGTTTCGTTAGTAACAAGCTTAAACACATCAGAATGCCTTAGTAACTTTCGCGCAGCATCAGCGGAAACTAAGCGGATTTGCCCGCGCTCAAAATGCAGGCCTGTATGATAAAGGTTGTCTTTCCAAAACTCACGAAGACCGATATATTGAAGATTTACTTTGCTATTCATTTTACTCACATTGATTTATGACGCCACTCATTATAAGTGGCGCCATATATGATTACAAATTACCAAACTTCTCGCCGGAAATCAGAATATCGATGTCAGCGGATTTTGCATTGGCTGCGCCTTTAATTGTAACCGTCAGGAAAGCATCCTTTGGTAAACAAACCAGTTTAGCCGTACTTGCTCGCAGGCGGCCTGCCGTAGCCAAATTAGCACCCGATGCGAAATACGCGGCATCTTGCGGGACTTTCACATCATTAACGCCATCAGCATAAACAAAGCCAATATCGGCGGTAATTCCGGTCGTCATCGGAGTTTTAACGATGATTTGAGCATCATCCAAACGGAAGCCCTGTTCCAAAGTACCGAGAATCAGAACGTCATTCGCCTGCGGCGCTGTAACGGTACTCGAGCCTTCGATTGAGCCGTTGGCCTTGGCCGTAATATTGTAATACTCAACGGAGACATTGCCATAAGGAACGCCGCCAAAACGATTGCCGCCTTTGTTTCGAACATGAATTTTTGCCATAACAAAACCTTTCAAATTTTGGGATTAATAAAGCCACCGTATTTGGCGGCTTTTCGTTTTATCGGATACCGCCTTGCAACGGAATAACTGTATCAACAACAGTTACGCCGTAGTCGGTAATCTCTTTCTGGCCTTCGCCAACATCAACAGCAAAGCGTGTTTTAGCTACGCCGCGAATAGTCCCAATCAGGGTTTCTACGCGGTTTCCGTGGTCAAGTTCTTTCTCCGACCAGAAGAAAGGCATTCCGCCATGCTTGCCGGTATTGGCGAATGCTTCCAATACAGCCTGGCCACCCAAGATAACCGAACGGTCGACAGCGAATTTTTCACCAAAGGAGGCAGGAATTTTCAAGCCTGATTCGGTTTCACTGTACTTGTCCGCGCAGTATTTCATTTCGTCGCCTGCGTAGAAGCGAATCGGGCGTGGCATTTTCACGAGAATAAAGCCATTCCACAAACCAGCTTCACCCAAGAACAGCGGGTTTTGACCGGCCTGAGATGCGCGAGCAATAGCAGAGGCTTGCAACTGGCGGAATTTGGGGTCTGCTGCAAAACGGTTGTATTGAGCAGGGGAGAGTAACCAAACACGCAGTGGAGAATCATTGGCGGCTTTATCGCCTTCAAACTTAACAATCGGCGGAGGCAGCGGGATTTGGTCAAGCACGGTGCGCATGCTATCCACGGTGTCCATTGTGAACAAGTCAGTGGATGAAATTTTCAACTCACTGCCGTTTTCGGTTACGCTTGTTACGCCATCGCCGGCAGCAACAAAATGTCGGTTTTTAGACGGCGCTTTAACAGGGTTAACGACATATTCTTGGAATTTAGGATGCGCCTCCAAAGGGACGCCCCACTCGATATTATCGTGGAAGCCGCGAGCGCCAGCCATATGGACCAGTAGAGTTTGGTCTGCGTAGCGGTCCATCAATGCTTGAGCATTCGGACGCATTAAAGCTCGGTAATCAGCGGGGCTGCGCTGATTGGTCATAGTGCCGCCACCGTCAACAGGGAAGCGAGCCTGATTGACACGCAGACTGGCTTCAGAAAGGCTCATTCCAACACCCTTGCCCTCGGCGACGTTATCACCCATAATCGGCAGGGCGGAAACAGGATTCACCAAGTTGAAGCGAATTTCATCGCCTTGACCTCGGCTCAAGTCTTGGCAGCGAACGATGGGCATGTGCTGGGTAGTTTGTTTACGCAGAGTTGCCTCGGCGCCGGCGGTTCCTTGCGGCATCTTACCGGCCAATCGGTTTAATGTGCTATTGCGTTGCATGTGCATAGCGAACAGTCCGGCAGCCTGCTTCATCATTGACTGCGGGTCGCCATAAGACATAGAGGTTTTTTGTGTCATAGAATGTCTCCGTAATAAAGTTGATTAGAGTTTAAGAATTTTTCAATTTCCGATTCAGACATGCTCGCCAGCTTATCGACAAGGGCGTTACCACTCAGGGAATCAAGCGGATTTTCCGATGATAAATGATCGCGGCCTGCCGGAATATCCGAAAGGGTATTAGGGACGGTTTTTTTTGCAACCGGCTGCTGCTTTTGTCCCTTCTGTTTGCTTGCATCATCCTCGGTCGCAACATCTTTTTTTGCCGTCGAACTTTTGAACATATCAAAGGCATCGATGACATCTTTGGTTGTACCATTAGACAATGCGTCGTTAAAGGCTTTGCGAACGATTGGTGCTTGGGCCTCCAGCCACTCTTTCAGCTCCTTGCTTTCAACAATAGAATCAGCATCGGGATGTGCAGAATAAATCTGTCGATAATGATCCTCTGCTGCTTTCTGCTGTTTCAGCGTCGCGTCGTAGTCCTTCAGGCGCTCTGCAACCAACTTATCAACACCTTTTTTCAAATCCTCATCGGACAAATCACCGAACAACGACTTATCGGAATCGTCAGCCTTTGATTCTTCAGCTTTGCCAGTGTCGGATTTCTTCAGTGCTTCAAGCTGCTTGCGCAATTCTTCCGCCTCGGCCTTGGCGGCGCGTTCAGCCTCACGAGCTTGAGTTAATTTCTCATAGGGGATGGTGTGCTTGCCATCTTTTGCCTGAATAACCTTTTCAGTCTCTTCAGGCTCTTTTTCAGATTCGCTTGTGTTTTTTTCTGATTCATCAGATTTACCACCGTCCGGCGTTTCGGTGGATTCTTCAGCTTTGGAATTTTCTTCCTTGGCTTCGGTATCGCCGCTTTCTTCTTTCTCATTCACACCTTCCAAAATGGCAAACTGCTCAGGAGTTAGAATTAAACCTGCTTCTTCATAATTCACATTTTCATCCATTTAAAAATCTCCATGCCACATATCGCCGTGACCGCAAAATTAAAGAAGATACTCAAAATATAAAGATTGTAAATATGACAATCAAACTACTAAGAATTAATCATTAATGAAACCACCCTCCTGTTATGAATGACTGTCTTGGCAAATGACGATGATTTGATATTTGTCAAAATTCCTGCGTGTATCTCGGAGATACTTCCGTCAGGAAGACCAGCGACAATCCCGTTGTCTGCGAGCCATACACACACCGCCGCCCCGCTAGATAATTGCCCGGCCTCGTCGGCCTTTAATCTCATTGAGCTATCAGGAATTGGAGCCTTGGCTGCCAAATTAACCATTTCGAAACCATCAATATCCGCTCCACGCAGAAAAACAACAGAATCGACTTGGCCGACAAACAGGCCACCTTCGACAGGCTCAATAAATGTAATCCGCTGCGGCATTCGAACGTACCCGAACCGCTCGTCATGCAAATGATAGGCCAGCGGCTCTGAGAAGCGGATGATATTGGCTTTGGCGGTTATCAGACGACCACGCCATAATTTCAGAAACTTCCCTGTCGGCATGGGGGAGAGGTATCGCATTGATGCCGTTTTCCCAGCGCTTGGAAGCAGGGGGATTTCCACAGTTCCAGATACAGGGTAGTCCCCCGCCCAAAAAAGCTCCCCACCATCCGCCCGCGTGATGTACAACCTCACGCCATCTATTGTGCCATCCATGCAAAACGGCATAATGACAGACAAGCCGCCGCCATTCGGAACATCGGTAAATGATGCTGCCGATACGCCACCTTCTTTTCCTGCTCTCAACCAAGAGACCGCAACACCATAACTCCCCGCAGTCAGACTGCCTTCAGATGCGATAACAACCGGCGAAGGCGGAGTATCAATCCCTAGTCTTTGCGCCTTCTGTCCGTCGTACACAAAAATATCCCTACTGGTGGCAATGTACACAAGGTTGTTCACCACCTCATAGTACACGCGCCCAGCCCTGACATTTCTTGTCAGGATGGTTACAGAAAAGTCCGCCGTGTTTAATTTGCACAAATTGCCATTATGAACGCAAAAAACATCGCCATGTAGCGGGCTTTGCCACACATCGCTTACTTTCAAGTCGCTTATCTTTCTCGCATTCCCGCGCATCGAGAATGAGCCGTCTGCGTGGATGTCGATATTCACAGCATCCCTCGCGAACAGTGCTGTCGAATCGCCGCCGCGGGACATGTTGTCATCGCGCGCGACATTATTCATGCCGATGATTGGAGTGAGGCTTATTTCTGCCATATACTCGCACCTTTCCTAAATTGGTCAGCGTACCCATCCGGTCGGATGAACTGCGCCTTGTTTTTGATGTCATGGTTCCCGAATGGCGAGAATCCGATTGATTGGGCCTGTAATGTCTGCTCGAAACTTCCGCGTTTGATGCGGTGTTTCACACGGTTATCCGGCGGAACATCTTTGACGCGGTAGACAATCATCCGTTCAGAGAATTTTCGGATGTCCGGTTCCGATATGAAAGCATCAAATCCATCAATCATCAATTCCCTGTTGAGATATGAGATGAATGTATCGCCACCAAAAATCTGAGTATCCATGCCGCCGAAGTTTGTCGGCACGCGTTCACCTATCCTAAGTCCTTGCCACATAAAGGGATTGTCATAGCCGAGAGAATGGCCCATCGTTGTATGAGTGAATCCGGCGGGCTTCACGTCTTGGTTGAAGTTTGTTACAACATTCTTTCCCCAAACGGTTCCATCCAGACCTCGAATATGAACGTTACCATCATATTCCCATGGAAAGCCAACGGAAGCTCTGCCAACAGCCATCATGTCGCCTTTGCGCCCGTCGCTCGCGCCTTCTTCCTCTAAATCTATTTCCTGCTCATGCGGCATGAAGTAGACCCATCCCATCCTGAATTGATGAATGCTTTTGGGTTTGATATAGCGTCGGGAATTGGTGATATTTGTATCGTCTCCGAATATCGTCGCCCCGCGCCTGCCGCCGATATATTTTGAAATATCGTCAAGCCGGCTTGGGTTTAGATTGATTGTTCCATCATTATAAATAACGCGCAATTCGCCAAACTCACCACCTTCGGATGGAGATTTAAATACGCCTGATGGCTTGTGATTCCTTGTTGCCTGCGTGCCAGCATTTGCCATCACCCAAATTGTTCTCGGCGAAAAATCAGGCCAATTATCATCAGTAAAGTTTTCACGCTTAATGCCATGTCCGTTAACATATTCTCCATTTCTATCAATGTATCCTTCGAGCGAAATCACGCGATTTTTCAACATTACGTCAGGATAATTCAACAGTGGCGGATGAATGCCGACCTCAATTTTGATGCTGTTGTTTCGGATGTCTGGAGAGCCGATTTTCAGCAAATTAATGCCTTTATCCTTTAGTCGGATTGCATTATCTCGCACCCTCGTATTGCCCCAAGCCTGCTCATTGGAATCAATGCCTCGCCCCTTAAATTCAGGGTGGCGAACGCCATCTCTATCTACATATTCAAGAATAATGCTTTGCGGAGAAAATGGCGGCGTCCTATTTGTCCAAACATCATTCCCGGTTTTTGAAATCGCAAACTGCGTGAACCCGCCTGCGTAGATGTAGCGGATATTGTTAGATACCCAGTGCGTGCCGAAGCTGCCATTATTCAGGCCATCTAAAGGTAGAAACCGGTTGTGGTTGAAGATATGCGCATAGCTAGAGACCTCGCCGAAATCCCAACCCCAGATTCTGAAGCTTTTGTTCCGGTTCGCAACATCCGGCACGCCCATTTTCTTCCAAGAATCTTTGGCATCCCATTTCGGCGCGACGATGTTCCAATGCTCGACGAAATCCGCGACGCCGTACTCATTGCCATCAAGACCGCTTGGGACGAGATACCGCTTCGAATTACTTACGCTCGGCATAGGCATTACCGGCGGCGGAATCATGTGCAGAAAGCCGTCGCTGTCCTGCTCAATGGTTCTGCGCGCAAAATCAATGAACGGACGGCCGTATTCTGGCGTGTCAAATCCGACGAGGCGCGGTAAGTACCGGCGGTTGTTCCATACTCTCGCACGAGCAGAGACCACCTCTTCATTGAACCATGATGTCTTCACCACCTTCCGGTTAGTGTGTAGGCTGTGCCAGTTGCTGAAAACTTGGCTGTCTAGCGGCTCGTTTTTAATGCGGCGTATTTTATGGCTGATGAAGGCATTGCCGATAACTTGCGACAGGATTCCCTCAATATCATTCAGCACGCGCGCCTTGAGCGTGAAATCAGCCCATCCCCATTTCGTCCCGATAAACCAGTTTGGAGAAATCTCCTTGTTCCGATTTTCCGCGCGAAGCCCCCAAAATCCGAAATCAAGAGGATTAATCTGTTCCTGTTCTTCTTTCGTGCCGATGATGTACTGGTCGGAATTGAAGACCTCATGACTAAACCGGTTGTCAGTAGCCATTGAATTAGGTCGAATAATCTTCCGCCTATTCTCGATAGCATGCTCTCCCCAAAGAGTATCAAGACCTTTGTCCTGATAGACCATACTATTTTCAGGAATAATCCTTGTTAGGTATCGGGCGGAATCCCATCCTTCGGGGCCGACATGCTGAGTTGGGCTGACTTTGTGGTACGGAGAAAATTTCTGCTCGCGCCAGTTGAAAGAACGCGGCTCTATCTGTTGAATCACATAGCTGATACGCGGCCGGCCAATCGCCCAGAATGACAGCCCCTTGAACTCGACATATTGCAGATAGTGAGTGACAGAATGCCGGCCAAACATGAGGCTGTTAAGCTGCTGACCAGCCTTCCAAGTCAGCCACTGCTGCGCATTGAATATTGTGGGTGGCGAATAGTCTTTATCTTCTAGCGCCTTGCGGATGCCTTGCTGGAAGCTGTCAAGACCAGCCACCTTGATTTCATGGCGAGCGTTGACGACCTTCGACATGCCGAATAGCTCGGACGAGAACCACGGATAAACCTTTACCTTTACCGCCTTATTGGCAATCTTCGGTACACCATATACCGCACCATCATGCGCTGACGCGTGGTAAATAGTAGCCGCCGCCGTTTTGAACCGTATTGCGCCAAATTCAGAATATGACGAGCCTCTGAAGTAGATGTAGGATATATCTTTCTTCTGTCCGAATGGCAGCGCGATAAAGTCAGAATCACTTTGCCGCAAAAGCTCGAACGACAAAGTGATTTCATGCGGATTCGTTTTATCCATAGTTATTTTTTCGGAATAACGTTATCAACAGAAACAGGCGAATATTTGCCAGTATAATCCCTGGCTAAAACCATGTACCGAAATTTTTCCGAAAGATTGCTGAATCGATATTCTCCATTATCATTCGACCATATATCATCAAGGCAAGTCATTGATGATTGTTCAAACAAATACACCCGTCTTGCTGAAGGCTGACCATCTACCGTAACGACACCTTTCCCTGTGCCTGCAATGAATCCATCGCCGCGATATTTGACATTTGCCAGCAAGATACTACTACTGACAAATCCAACTAAAGACGGCTTTCGCTCATGCCTAGGCAGCATCCGTATGCAAGAATGGCTCTTTGCCAAAATGTTCACATTAAACCTCCCATGCGGTGATGTTGACTAAAATGTTTACCGGTCTTTTAGCGTATCCGCCCTCTTGGTATATTCCGCCGTTTATAATATTAAAACACAGATACTGGTCATCAGAACCATCTAGGTTTTTGTATGGCTCACCCCTCACAAGTTCCTGTGAATCCTCGGAAATAGCCATTATTCCACTGAGATAACCTCGAAGCGAATAATTTGAACCGTCCGTCCATTCAGTAATATACACATCGTCAGCAAAGAAGCCATTTATAATCTTTGATGGGTATACCGTATTTGAGTAATACATAAGGGATTTACTGGCAAAATTACACGCCTTCGCCAGATCGCCTTTGTAATCTCTAATGAAACCGTTTCTATTTCTTAAATCGCCTTGGTCTAAATAATTACCTGATGATGCTGAAGCAATTACATAGTAATTATTATCGTCAGCAGCAGCCAATGATGGCACGCGCCCGAAATACAAAATCACAGACTTGCCATAATATGCTTTTTTGCTAGTCAAAAGGAGGATAAATCCTAGAGAGTGCCCGATTAATTTCCATGAAAAATCTGAAGTATTACCACCGCTGAATTGGTAGGTGAATTTATTTAGAAATTCTAGCTTAGCATCTTGTTCATTGGCTGTTAGGCTTGTTGGGTTTTTCACCGCATCAAGTTTTATTACCGAGCCAGTGTCAGTGCCGAATGACAAACCCCAGCCTGTATGTTTTATGTCGGTCGGCATGAAAATGCCCTGATTGCCGCTCTCGAATTTCAATTCCCAGCCCAAAGATTGCTTACTGCCGTAACCGTTCACAAGACAGGCTTTCACGATTTTGAAAATATCGCCGGCTTTGCTTGAAAACCGCGGCGCACCTTCGTCAGTCGACGAAAACAGCGTAACTGGTACGCGCTGCTTATTGAACATCTTTCAATCCTCCAAGCGGGCTTTCATTCGCCCACAATCCTTTTTCTTCAAACCATCTCGAATATTCGGCAATGACTGCTTTTTCCGTATCGGGACTTCGTACAGTGGCGGTTACGAATGACCGTGGGTTCGGGAAGTTTGGATACTTCTCTTTAACGAACATCTCGAACGGCGGTAGGGAAATGATATTGTCCCAATCATACTCTGCGCCACCACCGTCTCCGCCAATCAACCCGAAGCCCGCATGTTCAGCGCCGTCGACTTTCAGTACGATAGGCGCAGGCTTGGCTTGCTCTGCAACCTCATGGGACGCATTAGCTGCGACATCACTGCTGACAGCATCTCGACTTGCCGTATCGGCTTCTGAGATGCGCTTATCCAAGCACTCTCGCAAAAATACCATCTCATGCAAATCTAAGCCATCATACACAGCTTGAACCACCAATGGAAATTTAGACATTTCTTTCTACTCCAAAAGAAAGCCATGTTTGAACGTGGCTTTCTAACTAATTGATTTACACCCTAAATATCTTATTGACACCGTTGTCCCACGTCACAATAACGTCCCCGCCGTTTGGTGTCAGCGGCAGGCCGGTTGCGGTGTCGATGAAGAAAATCAGCGGGCTTGTAGATTCACTGCCTTTATCCACGAAACCAACGATTGCGCCGACAGTTTCGCCGGATACAGACGGAAAAGTAACATCGTTCGCATCTGCCGCGCCGCCAGTTGTGGTCTTGCCGGTCAGAGTAACAGGCTGAGTGATGCGTGATGAAGACGGGATGTCAGACCACATGGAATGGGCGGTCAGATTTGCCGTATACGCATTGGTGTTAACCAGTGCAACCTTTACTACATCTGTCAGCCAGTTTACCTGACCTTCCAAAAACATCTGACGAATTTTATCGTACAACGAATTAGCCATTTATCGGCTCCTTTTTTCTGTTAAAGACAAACGCATTTTAAAGTAAAAACAATCACATTAAAATAGCTAAAGAAAATCCCGAACCGTTTCCAGTTCGGGATTGGATTACTCTTCATCAAAGGCGAAGTTGCCAGCCTCTCTTGCCGCGCGCCTGCTCTCAGGAATATAGATGCCGTTTTCAGCGCCTGAGATTCTGCGCTGACGATTCCTCACGCTGGTTTTGATATTCTCAATGCGGATTGGTCGGTCAGGGTTCTTGCTGTTCCATTGAACAATGACATCGCGCAGCTTCTCCATCGCCGACAGGTCGTTATCCATTACAGCTTTCGCCATCGCGGACAGGATTTTCGTCCGTGCGGCAGACAATGACCTGTCTCGCTGGTAGATTGCCGATTTACCTTCTTGTTTCAGTGCGAGGTCGGAAGAACGGAAACCGATAGCCTGGCCCGCCAATTCGAACGGGTCGAAATCATCTTTAATAACGATTCCTGATTTGTCGACTTGGCCGTCAAGTCCGTAGCGGATTGCTTTCAGAGGATTGCGGATGGCTGCCGGTAACATTCCCTCAAGCCCTTCAAGGTATCGCCCATCAACTATCTTCTGCATACCGTCAGCAGCGTTAATGCCTGCCCCGACAACTGCGCCGGTACTGCCGACCACAAGGGATTCCGCCCATTTCTTGCCGTCCAATCCGTCTTGAATATCAGGGAAAATCAACTGATTCAGTCCCAGACGGCCTGATACATCAAGCGGTGTCAGACGGCTAAATCCTTTCGCTATAACCTCGCCTGCCGCATTGCCGAACGTGTCGGACAAGGTATTGCGGAGAGCGGCTTCCGCATCCCACGGGTCGTCATCATCACTACCAAGAGCTGATGCGATGGCAAGCATGGTGGTCACGAACGGCAAGCCAAGCACGCCTGACGCCATAGCATGAGTAACCAAAATACCCGCCAACGTCTTCCGAGCTTCTTTATCGCCCTTGAACGACAGGTACGCGTTGCGACCCAAGGCATAGAGGATATTCTGCGAATACTGCTTGAACAAGAACACTACCTTAGCCACGTTGCCCATCATGAAGCGCGGGCGGTTCTGTGACGAATAATCAAAGTGTCCGTCATATGTAGCCTTCTTCGCCTGCTCAAACGCGGTATTGCTGTCTGCACCAGCCTGTTTTGCCAACCGGTATGCTGCAACGAACGTTACCTGTCGGTTGAACTTCTCGGCGTGGTGGAACATCCAGCTCGCCTTGTCCATCACCTTCTGCCATGCAGTGCCAAGCTTGCTTTGCTCACCATTAGCCACGCCAGCTAAGTCATGTGCCTGCGACAGGTCGATAACGCCGTAATCCACAGCTTTCTTGAATGCCGCTTTCTCGTCATCGTTCAGGCTGTCTTCGATGGTATTGAATTTCTCGCTATTGAACTTCCGACCTTTGAATCCGGTTGAAATCTGTTTCGAGGCCTTCAGTAATTCGCGGGCTGCATTTGCGTATCCCCATTTCGAGGCCATCACAGGGTAGGCAATCATCGCAGTTTGCGACAAGTTCACGATGGCCGACGCGGGCGACATACCCATCATCCACAAGAAACCGAAGCTGGTCAGCGCCTGCGCCATTTTAGACGGAGTAGGATTCATCACTGCATCGTGGCGTTTCCGCATCTCATCGGCCACGCGCTGGAGTTGGCGTTGTTCAAATCCTTCATCGTATTTGTGAGCCTCGATGAAGTTCTGCATAACGTCCAGCTGCTCGGCCATGCGGTCAGCGTATATCAATTTCGACAGGTAGCTTGCACCGCTGCTCATATTTTGGGCGTATGCGCGCCGGGCATCATCGCTGAAACCGGCGACGCCTTTCCGGTGGATGCCGTGCTTCGCCCATGAGGTATCGGGTAGGGAATTGAGGTACAACTGCGTCAGCGTATCATTCAATTCAGCCTGCTGCGACGGATCCAAATCCATTACGCCGATAGCGTCGTTCAACTCTTTCATGAAGCCGTTGCTCACGGCATCCCTGCTCTGAATGTAGTCTTTTGACTTCATCACATTCGATACCGTGAAACCTTCCTTGAAGTCAGCCTTCAGCGCGCTGCGGATTTTCTCTGCCTCACTCAAAGTTTCGGCGCGTGAAACGTTCACATTCTTGCCTTCGGCGTCCTTGACGACCACGAGGTAATCACCGAAGCGAGCAAGCGGGAAATACACGCCGCCAAGCTCATTATCGAACCGTTCCTTCAGTCGCTGAATAATCGCGTCGTCTTGGCCGGCCAGCTCCATTCGCTCGGCGACAGCATCGCGCACTTTCTCGAAATGGGCTTTGTAGTCGTCACGCGCCTTGCGGTAGACCTCTTTAGCTTGTTCCGACAGCCGATTGAATCGCCTATTCAGCTCAACGCTTTTTGTTATCGCCTCCTGTGCCTCGACCTCTTCCTTCTCTAGTCGCTTAATGTCGGCGCGCGATTCCTTCAGTGTTTTCACGGCCTCTGATTTGTCGCCCGCAGCCTTCATCCATTCCGCGTTTGCGTGTTCCAGCGCTCGTTTCGCCTCTGAGTTGATGTAGAACAGTCTGCGCAGGCGTTCATCCTTTTCGTCTGCCAAGATTTCACGCCCTGCTTTTTCTTCGGCGGCGAGCAAGGCAGTTTCCGCTTTTCGCGCCGCTTTCTCTGCTTTATTATATGCAGATTCAGCACGGGCGATTATCGGGTTTGCAGCAGCGATGATTGCTTTCGACTTCTCAATTCTGTTGTCAGCAATATCCAATGCTGTACGAATGGCATTCAGGCGTTTCGTTACAGCTCCCTTTCTTTCTGGGTCAGCATCAACCTTGGACAGTGTCGCATCGTGCATCAAATCTGCAAGCTGCTTGGCGTCGTCCTTCTTGAGTTTGCCCCATTTTTTCACAACCTTGTCAGCCTCGACCATCGCCATGTTGGAATCTGCGCCGAATAGTTCACTCAGCCGTTCGTATTCTTTCAGACCGTCTAAGATGTCGCCGTAAATATCAGTAATCTGACGGCGACCCAGAAGCTGCAACTGCGCACCTTTCGATGCGTCCCATTTATCGCGGATGGCTTCTTTTAAGTCAGATGCATTGCCAGTCACGCTAGCAAGTATATTCTCCATGCGGGCATTGGCTGCGCGGCTGAACATCACATTCTGCAAATCGTCCATCACGTCCTCAGTGGCCCGCGGATACGATTTGCCACGCTCAGCCATTCCCATTTCTCGTCGGAACTGTACATTGCGAGCCTCGACCTCCCCGGCCAAGCGCTTGTACATCTCTTTCGCCTCGTCGCTGTACCCATCTTTCTTAATGTCTCGGTCTGTTTTTTCGAATATTTCAGGACTACCGCCTCTTGCATAACCTTCAATTCGCTGAATGTGATGCTGAATCTCATGAAGTAATGATGATTTCATCTCGTCCTGACGAAGTCCGCCGCCAATTGTAATAGTCTTCCTTTCTGACTGATACGCAGCGCCACGCAGAGGCTTGCCGTTCGCCATCGGACGGTTGTCATAGAATACGGCCAGATTTCTGATTTCAGGATATGCGACAAATAGCGAATCATGCGACAAGAAATCTTCAACATTTGCCATGAATGCGTTGAATCCTGTGTCGGACGCTCGTTTGTCTGCATCCTCTTTGCTGATAGATAGTTCGGCTTGACTGTCGTCTATTTCGAAACGCCATTTGCCGTCTTTGCCTTTGAACCAGCCTGTCTGCTCCCAAATCTCTTTGTCCGTCTTACCGTCCTTCTCTAGCTTTTCTGCCTCTGAGAATTTACCAACATCGGCAGTGTAGGCTTTCTGCCCAGCAAAGCTGAATTTCTTGCCATCATTATTCGCTTGTTTTGTAGAATCATCATTCATATTCAATTCATGCAAATCAGATAGCAGGTTCAGAATCTCTTTATCAGACATCGCTGCGACCTTGGCCGAATATTCTTTGCGCAAAAGGCGAGCCAATGAGCGACGAATCGCATCCGCAAAACGCTTAATAGCAGCCTTCACAGATTTGATAACCACGTTATCTTCGGCTACTCCGTTGACACGACTTAAGCCTGCCACATTGTAGCGCTCTGCTAGTTCAGCCCAGTTGCCGGTACGCTCGGCTGCATACAATTCGACCAACGCCTCTTCAACAGCGACGGCGCGAACACTGGCGGCTTTATCATCCAAGCCTGCGCGGTCTTTCTGAATTGCATCAGCAATCTTGCGAACAATGAGATTTTTATCCAATGATTTGAGCGTTTCTGAGTATTTCGCCCAGCTTGCACGCGCAAACCCGCGGTGACCCAATTCATGCCACGCGACCCAAACGGCACGTTCCGGCGTCAGGTTTTCCGCAGCAAGCGTGATACTTCCTGTTTTACCGTTAAACCATCCTTCAACACGACCGGTAATCAACTTCTTCGCGTGACGAGGCATGGATTCCAAGACCGAAACCACATCTACACGCCCAGATAAATAACCAAGAGTTTTCGACAGATGCGATTTAATGTCATCTACGTGATTGTTGACTGAATGCTGCTCATTGCCTTGCTTATTCTTTCCGCGGCTAAAGCGCTCGTCTGCTTTTCGAGTATTGAATCTTTTTGATAAGGGGATTATCTCTCCGTTATCATCTAAAGTAATTAATTCATTGGATTTAATATTATTTTTCGTGTTTTTAAATATCACATCCCGACCGTTATCATATCCCCATTCGTTAATATCATTACCGTCCCACCAAAGATGATTTGCCGGCACTTCAGCCTCTTGAATGCGGTAATCCCCGTCAATGTATATATGCCCATGAGAAATCGCGTAATCTTTACTCGGAGAAACCCAATCTCTATTTCTTAAGCTGCCAGCTTTAATACCTTTAGGAATTGCGCGATAAACAGTGATGAACGGCATATCCACTACTCTGCCGTTAGCATCTATTTGTCGCTTCATTTCATGAACAGCACGTTTAATGGCGTTTAATGAATCATACGAAATTTTATTTCGAGGAATTAATCCTGAGGCATTCCCAAAGAATAATTCTTGAGGCTGCAAAGAATAGCCATAAGCTATATCCTCAGGCGTAAAATCAACAGAATCGCCATCATCAATCATTTCCCACCGTTCGGCTTGCGTATATCCATCATCTGACGGAGCTGCCCAGCCTTGAATTTCATCTGGATTTATCTTGCCGTAACCAGCTTCCATTGCTCGTTCATTCACCATTTCGCGCAGTCTATCCTTGACAGATTCATCGCCATTTCTATAACGATTGGCTAAATCCAAGTATTCTGCATCTTTATTCTTTGAGCTGCTGCGGCTGAATTTAACTGATTCGGTTTGATTGTTTTCTAAAAACTTAGCATATTCATATTCAGCTTCTTTTAAAATATAAAACCCACTGCCGTTACCGAGTAGATACTCCGACTTGCCGCTGCGCTTATTGATACGCTCCATTGTACGCATACCTTCTGCTCTCGCTTTGCGCACAAACTCATCACGCGTCATTCTGCCGCCTAAATCATCATGACGAACAACGCCGCTCAGAACGCGCTTATATGAACCGCGTTTTTTGCCGTCTTTAATTGATTCTAGAAATAAATCAACGCTATCTTTGTGACTTTGCTCATCTGTGCGCGTCTCACTTTTAGCTTTCTCTTTAGCACTCGATTCTATATCTGGTTTTTTTTGTTTCAAAATCTCATTTATCGTCTTCGCCTGTTTCGCCAGTTTTCGCTCTGTTTTTTCAGTTGCGTTTTCAGACGGCATCCGATTATGTTTATTCACGAAATCAGCGATACCATCCGCGCTTTTCCGGAAAACTTCAGCCTGATTGGCTGGCAATCGTTTAGCCGCAAGCTCGACAGCCTGAGGATTGAGTACCGGCAACACGGTATCTGTCCGACCTCCTGCGGCAGGCGCAGTAATGCCACCATCAACCTTCGCGAGATTGTCGGCACTAGAAATTGTTGTCGCCTGCTCAGTTTTCGGCTCAACCTGCAAATCAGGCTGATTCTTCGCCTGTTCGACTGATAGCGCAATATCAGAAACGGGGGGCACGGCATTATCAGCCTGAGCATTCGCAGCCTGATGAGCTGTATTGCTGGGGATGCCAGTTGCCGCCGGTTGTGCCGCAGGCTGATCCTGAGCACTTAATACCTGACCGGCCGCTTCACCATCCCTGCTCAACAACGGCTCGCTCCAGCTGTTATTTCGGCGGTATCCGTACACAGACCGATTCAAGCTGTCGAGCACGGCAGCCGAATCAGGATTGCTTGCTCGGTATGCTTGAATAGCTTTCACCGATTCCATCACTGATTTCGGGTAGCTTCTACGCATATCAGGCATTCCTGCCTCTTGTCGCATAATTCCGTCAGCAGTGTAATCTGCCACGCGCTCGGCATGATGCTGAATGTCAGCCGGCAATTTATCGAACTGTGCGCGGTTCTGTTTGTTCAGCGCGTCAGCAGGGCGAGAAAAGTTTGCCTTGGCTACCGGAACAGCGTCAGCCATGCGAACCGGCGGCGGCAATCTTCCTTCTTGGGCATTGTTGGCCGCCTGATGATCTGCATTGACGCGCGCGTGATAATCAGCCTCGATTTTCCGCTGAACTCTACGTCCGAGCGTCTCGAAGCTGTCGGTTCCGTTGATATTGAATCCAGCATTCTTTGCGAGTGCTTTGCGTGCTGTCGAATCTAGATTATTGAAGTAGTCGGCAGTCGGTAGCGGTGTTACTCTTACCGAGCCGCCGGTCGACGCCTTCCCGCCTAATGTGCGGCCGGCGCTTCCTGTTCGTGCGCCGCTGGTTGGTAAAACTCGTTCTTCAGCGGAGGATGTCGGCTGAATTTGAGAAGAGTTGTACTCAGATTCCTGATTGGCGGAGTTAAAGTTCTGAGCCTCAGCACTTTGAGCAGCAGCGCTGGGAGTGTTGGTGGCTACGGCATTTGCAGTGGACGCAGGCTTCTGTGCAGCGGAATCAACAGCGATTACAGCAGCCGCAGAAAGCGCGCCATCGTTCGCATTTAATCCCATGCGCTCGGACGGCTTAATATCCGGCACAGCGGTTTGCTTAACGACGTCGTTAGCAACCTCATTTGCCGGCGTCTGTTCTCTGCTTTCGACCAAGCTGTCGACTTTCGAATTTCCACCGAGTAGTTCAATATCGCTTTGAGACGCGACATCGGTCTGTTCCGAGCCGTTGTCTGCCACAGCAGATTCTTGCGTCTGAGACGGTGCACTATTCTGCTGCGCGGGTGATTGAGCCGCAGTTCTGAAAACTTCGTCAGCCTCTTGATTGCTGAGCCGGTCTTTGAATTGCTCGAAGCTCTGTTCTCGCTGCTCGCTATGCGCAGTATCGAGGCCTTTGCCGCCTTGCTCGATTCCGCCATCGATAGCGGCCTGCACGCCAAGCTGAATTACCTGCGCTTCTTCTTCCGTCAGTTTGCCCGCTTTGACGTTTTCGGTCAGTTTGTTTTGCGATTCCTGCAAAGCATCTTTGATTTGTGCCTTGCTCGCCTTGAGCGGGTCGGTAGCGACGGCATACGCTTTTGTGCCGACAAACTGCACAGCGGACTGACCGAGCGACGCGAACGCTTCAAGCGCAGCGCCTTTAGCATCCCATTCGTTGTTTGCGATTCCTGAGCCGAGATATTCGCCCGCAAACTCGCCGACCGGCTCAAGCGCGAACGCACCGGCGTGGCGGGCGGCGTCTCCCAATCCCTTTTGGGTGGCTTTCACTAAGCCCTTTTCTGCTAGCT